AAGAATTCTTCCAAAAAGAAAAGGGTTACCCGTAATTACAGCGCGGATTTTTAAATGTCCGCGAACGTGACGGAAACCCTCCAAACGTCTTTTCACATTTGGATCTTTAAAGAAAGCATTCCACGGGTAGTAAACGTTGGCTACATTTGTACCAACACTCCAGACGTGTGAGCCGATCTTGACGGGACGAGACAGAAAATTTCCCAAAGGAACATCGGTAGCGCCGCCATGCGCATAAGTGCTTTCAAGGGGACCAGTAATGTGGTGGCCAGCAGATTGCGCGCCCTCGCTAAATGTTACAGTGCCATGAGTGATGTCGCGAGGAGTTAGAACATCATTGGCAATATTGAGTTTTGAATGAATATTAGAAACACAACTATGTACGGTCTTCTGCTAGTGTTAAAGCAAAAGCCGGTTGTTCTTTCACGCGAATATATACATTATGAGCGTGAGAATTGAAAATGTACAAAGCCTACAAATAAATATGCAAGAACATGAATCATATGAAAAAGTGGTAACCAGTATACAGATGGTAACTTTGGATTAGTGTGCACGGACCTGCGCACAGAGGGATGAATTTACCAACGTCTTCCCAAGACGACGGATGGATTTAATGTCTCCCCAAGACGAGAAAGGATGAGTTTACCAATGTCTTCCCAGGACAATTACAAGAAGGTTACGTTGGTAGACCGTAATTGTCTCCTTGTAGGTGCTTGAGCAATTCAGGATACTTCAAGTCACAAACCATACTCAGATGACGAATTCTATGTTTTTCAAGAACTTCGATCATCTGAGCCCTGCGCATTTCGTAGTGGGCCTCTCCATGATAGACCCACTCGCGCAACGCTCCGTCGACATTTATTGCAGACGCAAGATCCGGAGCATAATCCTGCTTAGGCTGAAGAACACATAGTAGCGATTTCCAAATGGACTTCTCAGCCAGTTTCCCGACACTGAATTGCAATTCGGGCAAACGCTGATTAGTGCGTTGTAAAAACACCAGATCGTCCAATGATCTGACAAATCGCTTACCTTCGGAATCCTTGATTCCAGGTGTAATCTTCGTCCCATAGCTAGCCAAATACTTCTGCATGGAGAGGAAATTGAAATTTCTCCTCCACCAGCTGACAGAGTTGATGAAATCGTCACCGTAGTTAGCATGTGCTACATAACGGCGGAATTCACCAACCTTGGCTTTCGGATACACGCTCAAGTAAGCAGCGCGATTCATTAAACTATTATCCAATCCATTGATTATCACTGTGATCGGTATCCCAGAGGGTGTG